TCTGGAGCCTCTGGAGCCTCTGCCATCCCCGACAGCCCCGACAACCTCGACAGCCCCGCCGCCCACCTCTGCGCGTGCGGCTCTCCCGCGGTCCGGCGCGATCACTGCTGGACCTGCTACCGGAAGCTCGGCGATGCGGGCCTGCCCGTCGGCGCGGACCGCCGGGCGCCCGCGAACGCCGCGCGCGGTGTGCGGCAGGCCGCCGCGCGACTGTGCGGGGCCTCGCAGGATCGCCTCGACGACCTCGCGCGGCGTCTGCCTGCGGACGCTCGGGGCAGGATCGAGCTCGCGCTGCAGCGGGCGAGGGGGGCGCGATGAGCGAACGTGCACCCGGAGCCATCGCGCGCGCGCGCAACACCTACCCGACGGCGTGGCTCGACGAGATCGAACAGCGCATTTTGCGCGCCGAAGCTCCGGCCGATTTCGTGCCGGTCCTCGCGCGTCAGTGGGACCGCGGAAAGCGTCAGGTCTGGAAGTACGTCGCCAGGGTCCGCGCGCGCCTCGCAGAGAGGGCGAAGGCGCACGACCCCGACGCGGACCGTGAGCAGATCCGCGGGCTCCTGCTGAACGCCTACCGCACGGCCGAGGTGGGCGGCGAACGCGGGCCCGACGCGAAGGGCATGGTCGCGGCCGCGAAGGCGCTGGCCGACGTGACCGGCGTCACCGCGCCCCGCAAGGTCGACATCACGTCGGCTGGCGACAAGCTCGCGCTCACGATCTACGCGCCGGAGGAGCGAGAGCCGTGAACGCCCCCGTCGCGCGCCCCGACCGATCCATCCCCGGCGTCGCGTGGGTTCCCACGAAGATGCAGGCGGCAGGTCTCGCGTGCGGCGCGTTCGAGTTGTTCCTCGGCGGCGCCGCGGGCCCCGGCAAGAGCGAGTACCTCGTGGTCGCCGCGCTGCGGAACGTGCATTGCCCGACGTATCGCGCGGTGCTGTTCCGCAACAGCTTCCCCGAGCTCCAGCGGTCTCTGCTCACGAAGGCTGCGAAGCTCTACCCGTCGAAGGGCGGCGTCTACAAAGAGCAGACGCATACGTGGACGTTTCCGAGCGGCGCGATCATCGAGTTCGCGTACCTCGAACGCGACGCGGACGTGCACCGCTACCAGGGCGCCGAGTACCACTTCGTCGGCTTCGACGAACTGCCACATTTCACGGAGTTCCAGTACCGCTACCTGCTCTCGCGCATCCGCGGCACCGACGGAATCCCGGTGCGCATGAGGGCGACGGGCAACCCCGACGGCCCGCACCTCGAATGGGTGCGCGAGCGCTTCAAGGAGTGGATCGAGGGGCGCGCGGAGGATGGGCGCGCGCTGTGGTTCGACCCCGACGGGCGCGTGGTCGAGAAGGGGACCAGCCACGCGTTGTCGCGGAGCTACATCCGCGGTCGGCTGAGCGACAACCCGTACCTCGGCGACGACTACGTCTCGCAGCTCATGGCGCTCGACCCGGTGACGCGGGCGAAGCTCCTCGATGGCGACTGGGACGCGTGCGTCGGCGAGGGCAAGGTGTTCCACCGCTCGTGGTGGCACCGGCTTCCAACGGCCCCGCATGTCGTCGCGAAGGTGCGCGCGTGGGACTTCGGCGCGGGCGGCGATCCCACCGAGGGCGTGCTCCTCGGTGACCGTGGCGTGAAGAGCGCTGACGGTCTCCCGATCGTGCCGCGCTACGTGGTGCTCGACGTGGTGTCGCACGTCGGCCCCTCCCACGAGGTGCACGCGCTCGTGAGGGCCACCGCAGAGCGCGACGGCGCCGACGTCGTCGTGCGCATCCCGCAAGACCCCGGACAGGCGGGGAAAGACCAGGCCGAGACCTTCAAGCGCGAGCTCGTCGGCCACACGGTGGTCTCGAAGCCCGTCACCGGCGACAAGGTCCAGCGTGCGGGACCGTTCAGTTCGCAGGTCGGCGCGGGCAACGTCGGCGTGGTGCTCGCGCCATGGGTGGATGCGTTCGTCGCGCAGCTCCACGCGTTCCCCGACACGAAGCGCGACGACAAGGTCGACGCCGCGTCGGATGCGTTCTCGGAGCTCGCGTTGGGGCGCTCGGCGTGGGTCTCGAAGATGCGCGCGGCGGTCGATGCCGCGTCGGGGAAGGTGTGATGTGACGCGCCTCAACCGCTTCATCGGCAGGCCCACGCGCGACGAGCGGGTGAGGTGACCGGACCACCGTCCGCGCGACCGTGCCACCGTCGTCTAGCCCTCTCGCGCGAGGCCCGCGCACCCTCGGGGCCATGTCGCTCCAGATCGAACCCACGGTGCTCGACGCGTGGCCGCTCACGACGTCCACGAAGGTCTACCGCTTCGACGTCACCGACGCCGACGACAACATCCCTTCGCTGCCGGTCGGTGGCTACAAGATCGTGCTCCGCTCGTCCTCGACGAGCGGCTGCGTGATCCGCCTCGGCAGCGCGGCCTCGCACCCGAGCAACAAGGGCAGCCTCGCCGGTGCGGCCGTACTGCTCCCCGGCGTCTACCTCCCGATCCAGCTTCGTGAGGTGACCACGCTGCACGCGCTGATGATCGCCTCGAGCGCGACGGGCACCCTGTACATCCACGAGGTGCGCTGATGGGCGCGCGTGGTGGGGCCAAGGGCGAGCCCGGATCGCCCACGAGCGCGGACGCGGCGACGCCGACGTTCACCGGCACCGCTTCGACCGCGGCCGCCGGGTCGGTCTCGTCGCACACGCACACCCTCTCCTGATCGCGGAGGCCCTCGATGCCTCGCGCCCCATCCTCCCCCTCGACCTACTTGACGCGCGTCCGCGCTGCGATTGCCACTCGCTTCGATGGGTGGTGGAACGCGGTCACGGGCGTGGGCGGCCAGAACGGCCGCGGGATGATGAGCTTTGGCATTCTGGAAGGCGAGTATCTCGGCCTTCAGGACGTCGAGGCGCTCTACAACTTCGACGGGATCGCCGCGCGCATCGTCGACGCTGTTCCCGAGCACTCGCTCCGACAAGGCTTCACCGTCTCGACCGGCGATAGCGACGAGGAAACCGCCGTGCTCGCGGCCCTCGACGACCTCGGCGCGATCGAGATGCTGCGGCGTGCGTGGACGTGGGGCCGTCTGTTTGGGGGCGGTGCGATCTACCTGGGGGTCGACGACGGAAACCCGCCCGAGGAGCCGCTCGACGAGAGCTCGCTCCGGCGCGTGCTGTGGCTGTCGGACGTCGACAGGCGCGACCTCTACCCCGTCGAGTACGACAACGATCCGAACTCGCCCCGGTTCGGACAGCCGGTCACCTACCAGATGAACCGCATGGGCGGCGCGCGCGCCGTCACCATGCTCGTGCACCACACGCGGCTGATCCGCTTCGAGGGCGTGACGCCCACGCGGCGCCGTCGACTCCAGCTCATGGGTTGGGGCGACTCGGTGTTGCAGCGCGCGTATCAGGAGCTCATGCAGGCCCGCGGCGCGTTCGCAGCGTCGGGAGACCTCGTGCAGCAGGCCTCGCAGGGCGTGCTGAAAATGCGCGGGCTCATGGACATGATGGCGTCGGACTCCGACGACCTCGTGAAGCGCCGACTCGCGCTCATGGACCGCTCGCGCTCGGTCGCGCGCTCGATCCTGCTCGATGCTGACGGCGAGGACTTCGGGCGCGTGGATGCCGGGAGCCTGTCGGGTGTGGCCGACATCATGGACCGCATGGTGAACCTGCTCGCGAGCGTGACGGCGATCCCCGTCACGGTGCTCATGGGGCAGGCCCCGGCAGGGCTGAACGCCACCGGGGACAGCGACATCCGCAACTGGTACGACAAGCTCCAGAGCGAGCGCGAGGCCACGCTCCGCTCGCGCGCCAACAGACTCGTGCGGCTCCTGCTGCTCTCGCGCGAGGGCCCGACGGGCGGCATCGAGCCCGAAGGCTGGCGCGTCGTGCTCCCGCCGCTCTGGCAGTCGACACCCGCCGAAGAGGCCGACCTGCGCGCGAAGCAGGCGACCGTCGATCAGATCTACCTCGACAAGGGCGTGCTCACGCCCGAAGAGGTCGCGCTCTCGCGCTTCCGCGCCGAAGGCTACTCGACCGATACCTCGATCGACCTCGACGTGCGACAGGCCGTGGTCGCCGCCGACAAGGCCGCGCAGGGGGCGCCGGAGAGCGCGCAGACGCGCGCGACGGGCGAAGATCCGTCATCTCTCTCGGAGGGCGCGGATGACGCCTCCGCGCTCGACGGTGGTGCCATCGGCAGGATGTGAGACGTGCTCACCGTCGCCGCCGCCCTGCACCGTCGCGCGCTCACGTCGGCGTCCGCACGCCGCAGACCCGCCCGCGCAGTCCCGCCCGCCGACCTGCCAACCTCGCAGATCCGCGCGTACACGGCGCACCTTCACGGCCTCGTCAACGAGCTCGACAGCGCCACGCGCGAGGCGTTCAACGCCGTCGGGTTGCGGTGGGACTCTCGCGCCTCTCGCGTGCGCCGTGACGCTGCGGCCGATGGCGACGACGGCCCGACGCTCCTCCCCGCCGACGCGCAGAGGATTCTCGCGCGCATCCGCGCCGCGGCGTCGAAGGCGATGCTCTCGCCGTCGGTTCTGCGCGCGGTCGACGGTGTGAGCGCTGGTGTCGTCGTCTTCACGCGCGAGCAGTTCGCGAAGCAGCTCCGCGCGTCCCTCGGCATCGACCTCACGAGCGATCCCGTGCTCACGACGCAGCGCGCGGGCTTCCAGCGCGAGAACGTCGCCCTGATCCGCTCGCTCACGGCCGAGCACGTCGAGCGCGTGGCGAGCGTGCTCCATGCGGGCGCAGGCGAGCGCGTCGAGACGATCCGCGCGCGGATCATGGAGCAGACGGGCGCCGTGAAGAGTCGCGCGAGCCTGATCGCGCGGGACCAGGTGCTGTCGCTGAACTCGCAGATCACGCAGGCCCGCCACCAGGCAGCCGGGATCATGGAGTACGTGTGGCGCACGTCACACGATGAGCGCGTGCGCGAGCGGCACAGGGAGCTCGATGGGAAGCGGTTTCGCTACGACGACCCGCCCGTGGTCGACCCGAAGCGCGGGCGGCGCGCACACGCGGGGCAGGACTTCCAGTGCCGATGCGTCTGCGAGCCCGTACTCCCCGACTTCTCGACGCTCGCACCGGCGCAGCCGGGGGCCGCTCCCCCTCGTGGGTCTCTCCCCGGTCCGTGAAGCTCGCGCGCCAGTTCGTCGAGTCGCTGCGCGCGGACACGGCGTCCATCGCACACAGCACCGAGACGGAGTTCGCGCACGCCCTCGGTGTGAGCCGCACGACGCTCTACCACTGGCGCTCTGACGGCTGGTTGCGGGCGCCTGACTCCGCGCGCTGACCAGAGACCCGTCCCGGCCTCTCTTCGGCCTCTGCTGACCCCTCTGCGCGTCCGCGCGACCGTGCCACCGTCGTCTAGCTCTCCTCTCGCACGCGCAAGCACCCTTGCGCCGTGGCCCGCGCCTCCCGCTACGACCTGACGCGACTCGACGCGATCGAGCGCACGCCTGACGGCGAGCTGCGCATTCCCGCGCGTCTCGCGAAGGTCGGCGTGCTCACGTATGAGGACGCGGACGGCAACACGTGGGGCGAGCTCGTGCCCGCGGAGACGCTGTTCGCCGCCGACTCGATCGCGACCATGCGGGGGCGTCCGCTCACGGACCTGCACCCCGGCAAGCTCGTCACGCCCGAGACGCGCAAGAGCCTCTCTGTCGGTCACGTCAGCGACGACGTGAAGCGCGACGGCGACTACCTGAGCGCGCCCGTCTACGTGACCGACGCGGCCGAGATCGCGCTGGTCGAGAAGGGCGAGCGTCGCGACGTGAGCTGCGGCTACACGTGCGACCTCGACGAGACGCCGGGCGTGTTCGACGGCACCCCGTATCAGCGCGTGCAGCGCAACCGCGTCTACAACCACCTGGGGCTCGGCCCCGAGGGATGGGGACGCGCGGGCACCGACGTGAGCCTTCGACTCGACGGGCGTGACGCCCGCTTCGACGGCCCCGTCGCGCGCATCGATTCGACTGTCGGGGGCGGATCGACCGCGCCCCGTTCACCGGCCGCTCGCACGGCCACTGGAGACGCCACGATGGCGACCAAGCAGCGGCGCGACGGCGACGAGCCCGCGCCCGACGAGAAGGACAGGAAGGAGCCTCCGAAGACCGACGCCGACGAGGCGATGGTCTCGAAGCGCGACACCGACGAGGCGTACGCCGCGATGGAGGCGAAGCACGCGGCCGAGATGGGCGCGCTCAAGTCCATGCTTCAGGACGCGCTCGCGAAGCTCGCGAAGCTCGAAGCCGAAGAGGCGAGCGAGGTCACCGAGGCCGACGTGCCCGAGGCCGTCGCCGACTCGATCGTCGAGAAGCGCCTCGCGCGCCTCGACAGCGCCCGCGAAGGCGCGCGCCTCATCGCTCCCGCGGTGAAGCTGGACGGCCTGCTCAAGCCCCGTGCAATCCACGAGGCCGCGGTGAAGAGCGCGTCGCCCTCGGTGAAGCTCGACGGCCTCTCCGACGAGCGCGTCGCGGGCATGTTCGAGATCCTCGTCGACAGCGCCCGCGCCCGCCAGGCGAAGCGCGCCGATGGCGCCGCCAAGGTCGCTGCCGTGATGGGCACCACGACCACGCAGGCCGAAGAGGTCGCGCGCGAAGACGGCGCCGCCAACACCACCGACCCGATCGCGATGCAGCGCGAGGCGCTCGCCTCGTGGGGCGTGCGCAGCACCAACACCACCGCCGCCAACGGAGCCGCTCGATGAGCCGCCAGACCTCGGTCCAGTTCACCCCCAACGCCGCGCTTCCGGGCGACGTGCACGGCGACATCGGCGCGAGCCTCACGCGCGCTGCGGACGTCGCCATGCAGGGCGGCCTGCTCGTCGTGCTCGGTGCGTCGGACGGCTCCTGCAAGCTCCCCACGGTCGCGACCGACATCACCAGCGTGCTCAAGCCCCTCGGCATCACGCGGTCGAACGTCGCGCGCGACCCGAACTTTCCGAGCGGTGGCACCGCTGGCTACACGTACCAGATCGGCGACTCGGTCGAGGTCGTGTCGCGCGGCCGCGTGTGGGTGACCGTCGAAGAGGCGGTCTCCGCAGGCGACGACGTCTACGTGCGCTTCGACACGGGCACGGGCTCGCAGAAGGGCGCGTTCCGCACGTCGAGCGACTCGACCACGGCCGCGCTCCTCGCGGGCGCCCGCTACCTCACCGCCGCGTCGGCCAACGGCGTCGCCCTCGTCGACCTCAACCTGCCGCAGTGACGGAGACGACCCCGTGATCATCACCCTCGACACCCCCCTCTCGGTCTCGCTCGGTGCGAAGCGCATCGAGGTTCCGCCCGTTCGCATGGACGGGTTCCGCGTTCGCCCGCAGCTCGTCGGGCTCACGAACTCTCTCGGCCTGCGCGAGGACTCCGGCGAGTCCGCTGTGATCCAGCGCGCCCTCGACTACGTGAGCGCGCGCGCCACGCAGGTGATGTACCCCGAGCTCCGCGCCGCGCGCTTCGTGCCCGCGATCAGCGAGATCCCCCTCGGGCCGCGCACCTACACGTTCACCGTGCAGGACCGCCAGGGCGTCGCAGAGCGCGTCACGGGTTCAGGCAAGAGCCTGCCCCGCGCGAACACCACGCTCTCCGAGGTGACCGTGGGCATCGGCTCCTACGGGGCCGCGTACCACTACACGACCGAGGAACTGCGCGCGTTCTCCTACGCGGCGGGCACCGGCCGCGGCCCCGCGCTCTCGATCGACACCGAGCGCGCGAACACGTCGCAGCTCATGATCGCGCGCAAGCTCGATTCGGTGATCGCGTTCGGCGATCCCCTCGACTCGCGCATCAAGGGGTTCCTGAACGACTCGTCGGTCACCGTCTCGACGGCGGCGATCAACTGGAACAACGCGACCTTCGCGGAGCTCCTCGGCGAACTCGTCTCCCTCGCGAACGACCCGGTGACCGTCTCGAAGGAGACGTTCAAGCCGGACACGATCCTCCTGCCCACGGCCTACCTCCAGCGCGTGCAGGAGGTGATGAACCCGCTCGGCAACAAGAGCGTGCTTCAGGCGTTCAACGACGCCATGCAGGCAGCCGGGCGCAACGTCTCCGTCGAGTCGTGGCCGCTCCTCGCGACCGCCGACGCGGCGGGCACCGGCCCCCGCGCCGTGTCCTACGTGCGCGACGTCGAGGTCGTGGGCTCGATCATCCCCGCGATGTTCATCGCGCAGGCCCCGGTGCTCGACGGCCTCGAATGGAAGATCGCGTGCGAGGGCATCTGCGGCGGCGCCGCGATCAAGGCGCCCCTCGGCGTCTACTACCGCGACGGACTCAACGGCTGAGGTCGAGCATGATCACCGTCCGCAACACCTCGTCTGGTCCGGTCATGCTCGGCGCGCTTCGACTCGCGCCGGGCGAGTCCGGTGCTGTCGACGAGAACCGCCCCGGCGTGCGTCTGCTCATCGAGTCGAGGCGACTCGCGATCGTCGAGGGCGACCTCGGGGTCGTCGATGCCGCCGCCGAGCTCGCGGCCGCACGCGCGGAGCTCGCATCCCTGCGCGTCGAACGCGACTCGCTCGCGGCCGATGTCGTGCGCCTGACCGCGATGGTCGAGGCGCTCGGCAACGGCGCGTCGAAGCCCGTCGAGCTCGACCGACCCGACCGACCCGACCAGAAGGCCTCGAAGGGCAAGGGCTGATCACATGGCGGTCACAGCGGCCACGCTCAAAGCTCGCTTCGCGGAGTTCGCTCCCGTGGACGACTCTGTCGTGTCCGCTGCGATCGCCGAAGCCTCGCGGCGCTCTGATTCGCGGGTCTTCGGCGATCGTCTCGACGACGCCATCACGCTCCGCGCTGCGGACCTGATCGCGACGGGCGCCTTCGGGCTCCCTGCGCGACAGGACCCGAAGGGCAACACCGGCCCGAGCACCTACGCGCTCCAGCTCACGACGCTCGTTCGCGAGCGCGCGGGCGGCGCGTGGGCCGCGGGCATCACGAGCACGGGGCAGATCCTGTGAGCGGCGTCACCGTCACCGATCGCGGCGCATCCGCGCTGCGCGCGCGCCTCTCGCAGCTCGCGAAGCTGCGCGTGCGCGTGGGCGTACTCGATGACGCGCCGAAGCGTGCGGAGGCCTCGAAGCGGGGCGAGAAGCTCACGCTGTTGGAGGTCGCCGCAGTGCACGAGTTCGGAGCGCCGGACGCGGGCATCCCGCAGCGCAGCTTTATCCGTGCGGGTGTCGACCAGTACGCCGCGGAGATCGCCGACGCGCGCGACCGCCTCGCCGCGGGCGTGCTCGCGGGCAAGGTGGAGCCGGAGAGCGCGTTGGAGATGCTCGGCGCGTTCGTGCAGGGGAAGCTCCAGGCGCGCATCGCGGAGGGCATCAGCCCGCCGCTCGCGGAGAGCACGATCCGGCGAAAGAGGTCGAGCAAGCCCCTCATCGACACGGGCCAACTTCGCAGTTCGATCACGTACCGCGTTGAGGAGCGATGAACCTCGCGACCATCGAGCCTGCGCTCCTCGCGGTCGCAGCGATCGTCACGGGGCTTCCGGCGCCTGCGTGCGTCTTCGAGAACGCGCCGCGTCCGATGGTGCCCGTGCTCGCGACCCTCTCGTGGCTGTCGCGCACGGGCGTGGGCCTTGATGAGACCTCGTGGGACTACGCGGAGGCCGCCGACCCGCTCGACGAGATGACCCCCTCGGTGTCGGGCTTGCGCTACGCGGTTCTTCAGTTCGCCGTCGAGGTCTACGCGGACCAGCGGAGCGGGCACAACGCATCGGCGATCGTCGAGCGCGCCCGAACGCGCCTCCGCTGGCCTCGTGTGCTCGCCGCGCTGGATGCTGCGGGCCTCGCGTTGGCGACGGTGGGTCCGGCGACCGTCGCCGACTACGCGGGCGACGGCGGGCGCCAGGTGTCGCGGTCGCTCTTCGAACTGCGCCTCAACGCGTCCGCCGTCGAGACCGACGAGAGCGGCCGCACCAGCTACATCGCGACGGTCACCGCATCGGGCACGGTGCTCGACGTGGACGGAACGGCGCTTCCCGACTCACTCCAGCCTGCACCGGAGATCCCATGAGCGACCTGCTCTCCGATTTCGTCTCGCTCGACATTCGCCGTGACTCGCGCACCCCGACGGCCGCGGGCTTCGGGGTGATGCTCCTGCTCTGCTACACGACGCTCGCCGCCGCGCGCACGAAGACGTACGCCGACCTCGACGAGATCACGGCCGACGGCTTCGTCCCCGAGGATGCGTTCTACCAGATGGCGAGCGCGGCTTTCTCGCAGGACCCGCGTCCGCAGAGCGTGGTGCTCGGTCGCCGCGCCTCGCCGTTCACGCAGGTGGTCGAGATCGGCACCCCGTCGTCGCCCGCTGCGAGCACGGCGCACGCGGTGAAGGTCGACGGCCTCACCGCGAGCTACACGACCGACGGCACGCCCACGCGAGGCGAGCTCTGCACCGGGCTCGCGGCGGCGATCAACGCGCTCGGCGACGCCGACGCCATCGTCGCCACGGGCGCGAGCGCCACGGGCTCGCAGGTGCTCTCCGGCAGCGCCCTCGACGGCGTGAGCGGCGCCAACGCGCTGCCCCTCGCACGGAAGCTCACGCTCACGCTCTCGTCGCACGCGGATTGGGACGCCACCACCGCGACCATCGCGGGCTACGACTCGCTCGGGAACGCGATCAGCGAGAGCCTCTCGATCCCCAACGGCGGCAACGCGACGCTCACCACGACGCGCCGCTTCCGGCGCGTGCTCTCGGTGAGCATCCCCGCGCAGTCGGGCACGGGCGGCACGTTCACGGTGGGCGTCGCTGCGCCCGTCACCGCCGACGGCACGAGCGCGACGAAGGTCGTGTGCACGAGCGCCGCGGGCGAACTGCACAGCTTCGAGTCGCTGCACACGTCGCTGACGCTCACGACCACGACGACCGACCCGGGCGTCTCCGCGGAGCTCGATGCGTGCGCGAGCGCGTCGTCGACCTGGTACGCGATCAACCTCGACTCGCAGGGCAGCGCCGAGGTGCTCGCCGCCGCCGCGTGGGCCGAGGCGCAGAAGCGCCTGCTCCTCGTCGACGTGAGCGACGCCGGCGTCGCCGACGGCAGCGCCACGAGCGACGTGGCCTACAGCCTCAAGGCGCTCGCCTACACCCGCACGCTCTCGGTGTTCTCGTCGGTGATCGGTGGGCCCACGTACCGCCGCGCGGCGGCCATCGGCGGCAAGGAACTGCCGAAGGCCCCGGGGAGCTCCGTCGTCGCGTTCAAGACCCTCGCGGGGCAGGCCGTCGACGACCTCTCCAGCGCACAGCGAGAGGCGCTCGCTGTGAAGAACGTCGCGACGTACATCACCGTCGGCGGCGTGAACATCGTGGTCGACGGCAAGACCGCGAGCGGCGAGTGGTTCGACGTCGTGCGCGACCTCGACGCGCTCACCGCGTGGATCAAGGAGAGCGTGTTCGGCGGGTTCATCGCCGACGACAAGATCCCCTTCACCGACGACGGCATCTCGCGCGTGGTGGGGCTGATCCGCGCGCCGCTCCAGCGCGGTGTGGGCGCAGGCATCCTCGCGGCATCGCCTGCGCCGCAGGTGTTCGCCCCGCGCGCGTCCGCCGTCTCCACGGCCGACAAGCGCGCCCGCGCGCTCACCGGCATCACGTTCACGGCGACCCTCGCGGGTGCCGTGCAGGCTGTTCAGATCAAAGGCCGCGTGACGGTCTGAGGGAGCTACGACGATGGCGAACGTCAACAAGTACAGCGCCGCGCAGGTCTTCGTGACCTTCGCCGGTCGCACGATCGAGGGCCGCGTCGAGGGCACGTTCGTCTCGACGAAGTACGCGAAGCCCAAGGCCGCACCGCCGCAGGTCGGCGCGGGCGGCGACGTCACCGTGAGCGTGTCGCTCGACCAGACCGGCGAGATCACGCTCACGCTGATGCAGAACTCCACCGGGCACGCGCTGCTCACCGAGCTCGCGGCGGTCGACCGCGCGAACAGCGACCTCGCCATCGCGCCGTTCGAGATCCGCGACCTCTCGGGCCGCCTCGTCGAGAGCGCGGAACAGGCGTGGATCGCCGAGGAGCCCGAGACGCCGTACGCGGCCGTCGCGGGCGAACGCACGTGGAAGCTCGGGTGCGCCAAGCTCGTGCGCGGCGTGCTCCCGGCGGGAGGCTGATCCATGCGCGCCCTCCGCTCCACGCGGGTCGTCATCGGCGACCAGATCTACGAGATCACGCCGCTCCCGGCGAAGACCTCGCTCACGGTGCTCACGCGCCTCTCGGGCGTCGTCGCTGCGGGCCTCGGCACCGTGCGGTCGCTCTCCGACGCCGCGCGCGCGGGTGCGTCGTTCCTCGGCGCGGTCGTCTCGCAGGCCGACGACGAGCTCGTGGGCTTCGTCGCGAGCGAGTTCGCGAAGGCGACCTTCGTCATCGACGACGTGAAGGGCACGCGCGTGCCGCTCGCGTCGTGCTTCGAGACGCAGTTCGCGGGCTACGCCGACGAGATGGTGCAGTGGCTCCGCGCTGCGCTCACGCATGAGTTCGGCCCTTTGGCCGAATGGGTGAAGCGCTCTCTGCCGACGGACCCCCCGGCGGCAAAGGCGCCGTCACCCTGACCCTTCCTGCGGGGCTCCCATGGGCCCTGCATCGCGTGGCAGCGAGCGGGCACTACCACGACCCGCTCGCGGTCATCGCGAGTGACTGGAGCCTGATGGACGTCGCCGAGGCGCTCGTCGTGGTCGAGGCGCTCGAAGCTGCGAGAGCGAACGACGCATGAGCAACGAAGCCCTCCGCACCCTCTTCGCCGAGTTCGGGTTCGACGTCGACGAGGCCTCCCTCGACGCGCTGGAGAAGCGCCTCGACGGCATCACGGCGAGCACCAAGAAGAGCACGAAGGCCACCGACGACGCGGCGAAGGCTGCGAGCGAGGCCGCGAAGAAGGCGAAGGCCGAGGCCGACGAGCGCACCAAGAAGCTCAACACGTGGACCGGCGCGATCGAGGTCGCGGGCGATGCGCTCGCGTCGAAGCTCGGCGCCGGGCTCCAGCGTACGGTGCCGCAGGTCGGTGTGCTCGCGTCGAGGCTCGGGCTCACGGAGAAGGGCCTCGGCAAGCTCGTGATCGGCGCCAGCGCGGCGACGGTCGCGCTGCTCGCCCTCGGCACCCGCGCCGCGTTCTCATTCGCGGGCGAGTTCGCGCAGGCGAGTGAGGAGCTTCGCGATACGGCGCGCGAGTCCCGCGTCACGTCGCAGGAGTTGCAGGGCCTCGACCACGCCGCGGCGCAGGCCGGTGTGGGCGTCGAGCGGATGCGCTCGGGCCTCGCGACCTTCGGCGCGTCCCTGCGCTCCGCGGAGCGGTGGGGCAACGGCACGACCTCGACGCTTCGCCGTCTGGGCATCCAGACGCGCGACGCCGCGGGGCACATCCGGCCGACGGCGGACCTCCTCGACGAGGTGGCCGTCGCGATGCAGCGCGTGGAGTCTCCCACCCGCCGCGTGCGCGTCGCGACGCACCTCTTCGGCGAGGCTGGGCGTCGGATGCTCGACGTGCTCCACGACGGCCCCGGTGGCGTGCGTGCGCTGCGCGAGGAGCTCGAAGACCTCGGCGGCGGCGTCACGCCCGAGGCCGAGGCCGCGGCGCGCGCCTACACGCAGCAGACCGAGAAGCTCACCCGCGCGCAGGACTCTTTCCGCTCGGTGCTCGCGACGACGCTGCTCCCGGCGCTCACGTTCGTGGTGGAGCGCGCCACGCACGTTGTGGCGCTTTTCTCGAAGCTCACGCGCGGCACGCACGTGATGGAGATCGCGTTCGGTGCCGTCGCCATCGCCGCGACCGTCGCAGCGGGCGCCGTCATCGTGGCGTGGTGGCCGGTGCTCGCCCCGATCATCCTCGCGGCGGGCGCCATCGGCGCGCTGATTCTCGTCATCGACGACCTCATCACCTTCGTGAACGGCGGCGACTCGGCCCTCGGGCGCTTCATCGACTCGCTGTTCGGTGTGGGCACGAGCGCCGAGTACGTCCACGAACTGCGCGAGGAATGGGAGGCCGTCGTCGGGGCGGTCGAGCGCGCCATCGCGGCCGTCGCGGAGTTCCTTGACCTCAAGCCCGACGTGGCCGTCGGTCGCCTCGGGACGCCCGCGTTCGCCGCGCCCTCTGGCGGGCGTCGCAGTGCCACCGGACGCGCGGCGGGTGCCCGCGCCCGCACAGGCACCACGACGGCTGCTGCGGGGGCTCCTGCGACGGTGCGCGTGGCAGCGCCCGCGGCGGCGGCGTCGTCGAGCACCACGACGGTGCATCGCAGCCAGACCAACCACTTCAACATCACCAACCCCGACCCGCGCGAGGCGGCACGCGAGGCCGTGCGGCTCATGGAGCGCACGCAGCAGCAGCAGCGCGATGCCGACCACCCGCAGGAGGATGACTCGTGACCCGCGCAATCCTCGAATGGACCGACTCGTCGGGCGCGGCGCAGGCGCTGGAGATCGACGCGACCCCGACGCGCTCATGGGAGGACGTCGCCGAGATCACGGAGCACCCCGTCGAGACCGGCGCTGCGGTGAGCGATCACGTGCGCCCGCAGAACGGAACCGTAACCCTCGATTGCCTGGTGAGCGACACGCCCCTCTTCACGCCGCGGAGCTTCGTCGGCGGTGCAGCCCCGGTCATCGCTCCGGTGCAGCTTCCCTCGGGCGCCGCTGTCACCGTGCAGCGCTGGAGCGCGCCCGTCGAGCGCGTGCGCCTCGTCGATGCCGCCCTCCTCGACGTGGTGAGCAACGGCCTGTTGGTGACGCTCTCGACGGACCTGCGCCGCATCGACTCCCTCGCGGTGCGCCGCTACGCGCCCGAAGAGAGCGCCGACAACGGCCGCGCGCTGCGCTTCACGCTGGAGCTCAAGCGCGTGCGCATCGTCTCGACGCGCCGGGCTCCCGTGCCCGCGGTGAGGCGCGCGCAGGTGCAGTTGGAACGCGGCGCGCAGCCGCCCGATGACCGCAGCGCGCTCGCGCGTGGCATCGACGGCGGGCGCCCGGCAGACGCCGCACGCACCCGCACGCGCGCCCTGCTGCGGGCCCTCGGAGGTGGAGCATGAGCGCGCTGATCCCGTGCACCCCCAACGGCGCCGCGCGGTGGCGACAGTGCACGGCCTTCGATGGCGTCGACTACCTGCTGACCTTCCGCTGGTCGCAGCGCTCCGGGTGCTGGCTCCTCGACCTCGCAGACGCCGAGGGTGTGGCCATCGTCGAGGGCCTCGCGCTCCTCGGTGGGACGCCGCTCCTGCTGGGCGTCACCGACACGCGGCGCCCCGCGGGCGACCTCGTGGTGGTCGACGGGGCGGGCGGTGATGCGGACCCCGCGTTCGACACCCTCGGCACCCGCGCGGTGCTGCTCTACTTCACCGCTGCGGAGCTCGCGGCGTGAGGCTCTTCGATCGACGCTGGCGCGTGCAGGTCGGCTCGCTCGACACGTCGAGCCTCGCGTGTTCGTTCAAGATCAAGCGCAGCGTCTACGCACGCGCCGGGACGTGCGAGCTCGTCATCCGCAATCTCTCCGAGGAGCACCGGCGCGAGATCACCACGTCGCCGCGGCGGCGCACCTACGTCGAGGTGCAGGCCGGGTACGTCGACGGCGTCTCGCTGTTGTTCCGCGGCGACCTGCGCAAGG